CATTGCCCTTCATTTAACCTCCAACCCTCCATTTCTTGAAGCGTCCCTTCGATGTCCGAACCAACTTGCTCAAGCTCAGTTTTAAATTGCCGGTTGAAAATCCGTTGCAACTCCAAGCTGGCTTTGGTTAGCCGGCGGTAGCTGTATCGCCGATCTTGGAAAACTTGGGTAAAGGCTTGCAGGAAGCGGTGTAGTGAATAACCGTTTTCAGTGAATTCCTCATGTCGAGGCATCCAATATTGGTGTTCAACTGCGCCAATGGCAGAACCGGCAATAACCTTATTCCGGGTAGCCTCCATGATAAGATGGTCCACCTTCATTTGGTGGGTTTTCTTGGTTTCCTCCTGATCTAAGGTGATGCGTTTATAGGCGATATGCTGAATCTCTTGGTGTTTGATGTAGCCGCCGATTTTGGTGACGGCCTCACTCAAGAGAACTGGAAGTCGGTCCTCAATAAATTTGGTGTGGCAGGTTTTATAAACTACCTCCCCCGTGATGACTGCGTTCAGGCAGATGTGTTGAATCTTACCCGCAGCCATCTTGGTTGACGATGACTTGTCATTAGCATTATAGAACGACACCGTGTTGGAATGGTCGGGATCCAAATCGCTGATGAATTGGTAAATACCGACCGCCCTCATGCCATCATCTGTCATGTGGAACTGTTCTTCTGTTATCGTGTGGCCCAAATCCTCTACCACTGAGCGGGTCTGCTGATCCATCACCGAATGCGGTAATGGTCGGAACCGTCCTTCGGGATCGAATTTGGGTAACGGTGCAGCCAATAATCCTTCCAATTCAACTTGGTAGTGGCTACCTGAATAGACATTAATTTCTTTCATCATTCCTCCTCCTTGGTTCATAATCTTATTGTGGTTTCCCACGACCCCTTTCGGGGTTTCGGCCAGTTACCAACTGGCTCTCATCAGGCGGGGATATTCAACTCGTTACCTTCAAATTCCCAGATCAAATCAGTTCCGGTTTTTCCTACGAACCAATCATAATCTTTTTGCCAGAGGGTAAAAGGCAAATTCAATTCTTGAAAGGCTTGGTTGATTCTCCGTTTGGTGGTGACCGTGAAATAGCCGTCTGTTCGTAGGGTGATGGTAGGCTTGTCCAGATTGTAGTTGAAAATCTCGGTGTCGTAAAACCTGACGGCTACACCGTTAGCCGTGTTGTAGACTTTGGTCTTCTTCTTCTTTCGTAGTTCCATTATTCTGTCCTCTAGGCCAAACGGCTTTGCTCTGCATATTCTTCAGCTTCTTGTTTCGTATCGAAGATGTCACCATATTCGTCGGATTTTTTGTTCTCATTGAAATAAGGTTCCGTCTCGTCGGCGCACGACTCAACCCATGCTGACACCTTCCCGTTATCGTAATATTTCTGAATGCACAAATACTTCATTTCTCTGTCTCCTTAAAGGATGCTGTTCGGTTTAATTTCTATCGGGTAAATGGATCGGATTTCATCATCGGGAATCTTGCAATATATTTCCTCATATATCAACTGAACTAATTCCTGTTGTGACAATTTCCCATATCGTGCCAATGCGAGATGATCCCGCATGGTATTAACCTCTTGCTTTTCCTTCGTACCTCTAATTGTTGTACTTGTGGAATGATTCATCTCTGTCTCCTCTTTAACTAAATAGATCGTCAAGACATGCTTTCACGTCGTGGAAAGTGTCATTAAATTCGTCACCATATACGAGCTCACCCCGATCATTGCGTTCAAACAGCTCGTCTCGGTTGATCCCTAACAAATTAGTCAGCCTGATTTCTACTATCTCACCTATCGCCGCCTCGATCCTAGCCTCGGTTGACCTGGGTTTCGTGGTTGTGGTTAAGTTGTTCATCTCTCTGTCTCCTCTGTTCTTTGTTGTATGGCTGTATTATAACGCCCTGAGCTTGTAATGTCAAGCTCAAACTGTAATAAGTTGAAGTTTTTTTAGAAAAACCTCACATCCCACGTTTATGCTTGTAATGTCAAGCTCAACCTGTTATAATGTCGTCGAAGCCTGAATTGGAGGTTGGATGACGATATTAAAAGTTGATTTACTTCGGCTGAGAGGCCTGATCGAGTGGGGCTGGCGAAAGCCTTTGGGCGATAGGATGAAGATGCACCCCAATCAGTGGGGCAAGCGGATGGATGGCACCATCGCTTTTAAAGTCGAGGAGCTAAATCATGTAGCTTGGGCTATTAATGTCCTAGGAAAAGAGAAGTATGGGCGAGGATGGGAAAGGATCGGGGTTGACGATTTCGTCAGTTTCGAGAATGTCGATGTTCGCACTTTAGAAATTCCGCAGGAACGGCCGCGGAAAGGAACCAAATAAGATATAGGTGGGGGGGGGTATTTGAATGCCTAATCAAATGGATACGCTAATACAACAAAGCAGAGAGATGAAGGAATCTATAATAAAGTATCGGTTGGCGGGTGAATTGGCAGAAAGTATCGGGGTTCACCGCCGGACCTTATATTCGTGGCTGGACGGATTTTGCCGAAAGATGCCGATCCATGCCATTAAGGTCATCGCCTCTTATCCTAAACTGAAACCTCAGATGAAACGGATTCTGTCCGATCAGTTGGGTGATACTCTAGCGGAAACTGAGAAGGAGAAAACGGTCAGTTCCGCTATTCAGCTGAAGGCATTATTGGCTGAAGATGCCAAAGGGCAAGTGGTAGAGATTAAGCTCAGTGATGGTTAAATTATTATCGGACATGGATTTTGCTTGTTGAGACTCAACAAGAGAGGAAGAAGTCAGTGATAGCCAGAAACGGGTTTCGGCTCAGTCTCAATAAGAGGGCGAGAATGTCCGATAACGATTATTATAGGACATGGTGTCTAGGGTCTTGAAAAATGGCAAATAAGACTATATAATAAAAAAAGAGGCCGACGGCATAGCCATATACCATCGACCTCGAAACCATAAGGTAAACACAAAGCCTTATCAACTACCAAATTGAGGGAACTTTGCATTGAAACACAAAATCGACCGAGAGGTTTATTTCAGGGCCATTTTTTGTGCCTTGCGTTTATTCTACCTGCCGACCGCCTTTCGGCGCAATATTTTTCCCTCTTTCGTATCAACTCAAGCCGAATGCGTAGATATTTCTGCCTTTAGGTCTGTTTTGATTGAACCTTTTATGCCTGACTCAATCTTAATTTAGGCATAAAAAAAGCCCGAATGATGAAGATTCGGGCAGAGGAGACACAAGTGGATTATACCACATTTCCCGATTCGGGGCAAGCAATCCAGGCCATCAAGGAGACGGTGGACTTGGCAGAGTTGGTGTCCCGCGACGAATCCCTAAACAACAATTTCGGTTCACATTCCAGCAAGCACGCCTCCAAGAATGGCAAGTGTTTGCATGTTACGCCAGAGAAACAGCTTTGGCGATGTTTTTCCTGCGGAGAAGGTGGCGACATCTTCTCTTGGGTAATGGATCGTGACGGCTGTGGATTTCCGGAAGCGGTGGATTGGATTTGTCAAACCTACAATTTACCGCACCCTACCCTCAACCCCGATCAGTGGGAACAGCAGAAGATGGCGCGGCAAGAAGCCGACCTGATTCGGCCCATCATCAAACAGGCTATGCAGTGGTATCACTCCCAACTGAAGCCGTTACCACACTTGCTCTATTTTGGTCAACGCGGGATAGAACAGGAAACCGTTGATCAGTTGTTGATCGGTTATGCACCGGACAAGAAAGACGGTCTCTACAAGCATCTGCGCCAGAAATACTCTTACCCCGATGACCTGCTTCTCAAGACTGGCCTGTTCTACAGTAATGACGGCAAGCCGACTGACCGCTATCGGGACCGCTATATCTTCCCTTATTGGCAAGCGGGAAAGATCCTGTTTTCTATCGGCCGTAGCACTCAAGATGTTGATCCGGCCAAGAAATATATTAAGCACCTGACCAATGGTGAACGGTACCCGTTTGTCGGTGCCAATGCGGTCGAAAATATCATCTATGGCGTCGACTCGATTAAGGATGCCAACGAGCTAATTATCACCGAAGGCATCGTTGATGCCATCTTGGGTATCCAAGCTGGCTATTCGGTGTTATCGCCAGTTACCACTCGCTTCAGTCAAAACCAGATCCAGCAATTGGTCAAGCTGGCCGAAAACGCTTCCTCTATATATATGGTCAACGATAGTGAGGAATCGGAATCGGGTTTAAAAGGCGCCTTGGCTACAGCTGAAGCCCTGCATCAACGGGGTAAAGATGTGCGCTTGGTAACGTTACCTCGCGGTCATAAAGACAAGGTCGACCTAGCCGATTACCTGCAATCCGGTCAAGATTTGGGACCGGTACTGACCACAGCTCCCACCTATCTCGAATTCCGTATTCAACAGTTACAACAGTTTGAAGGAGCCGAACAACAACGAGAACTGAAAGAGGTAGCGCGATTAATTGTGCGATTACCCTCTTTTGAGCGAGATCCTTATGTCAGCCAAGTAGTTGATGCCGAGCTAATGGCCAAACGGCCTTTCCAAGCCCTGGTCAAACAGGTAGCGATTGACATCAGACGGGAACAGGCTGAGGAACGGGAACAGGAAGCGCGGCGTAACAGTGACCATATAGGCTTCCTCCGATTCCAGATTAACGAAGCCCGTCGTAACGAAGAAAAGCTGAAAGATTTCATGGTCAAACGCGAAGTGGCCGACCTTGTGTCCACCGACATCAAACAGGCTGGACAATTACACGTCACCGATGATGGTGGCAAATACTGGTTCAATAAGGAGGATAATCGACTATACGAAATCCAGCGCGATACAGACGATTTTCGCACCCTCCTCAATAAACGGTATGACATCAACTCCAGTGAACGGGATTTTGAGTTTGTCTTCCAAGACCTGGAAGCCGAAACTCTGACCAACGGCCTGCCCACCGAGGTTCACCGTCTGAGCCATTTCCTACCAGATCAAGGCCTCTACATTTACAACCAGGATAACCAGATTTATAAACTGGATGGCAGCACGGTTGAGCTAGTCCCAAATGGTACCGACGGGGTCTTATTCTTGGGCAAACAGAGTTATCAGCCCTTCACTTATCAAGCCAATACCACTAGCGGTTATATGCGCTCAATGCTGATTGAGAGCATCAACTTTGATGAACTTGGCTCCAACCTGGACGTGCCGGAACAAGAACTGGTCTTTGAGGTCTGGTTGAAATCCCTATTTTTTGGTAACTTGCAAAAGACCAAACCGATCCAGTGTTTTATCGGGGAGAAGGGGTCAGGCAAAAGCTACTGCCAGAAACGAATCGGCATGTTCCTGTTCGGTGAACATTTCGGTGTAGATACTTTGGAGAAAAGCCGCGAGGACTCCTTCGTGGCCACCATTACCCATAATGCCTACTGTGCCTTTGATAATGCCGATGAGCCGATTCCTTGGCTGGCTAATCGGTTAGCTGAAGTGGCTACCGGTAGCCAGATCACTTTGCGAAAATACTATACCGAGAACGAAGAAGTGGTCTATCGACCCAAATGTTTTGTCAGTATCAACGCTAGAACACCTCACTTTAAGCGGGACGATGTGATGGACCGGTTGTTGCCTTTTAAGGTTAAACGGTTTGAGAACTTTGTGGGCGAGGAAGAACTGACCCCTCAACTACTGGAAGCGCGGGACCTTATCTGGAGCGATATGATCGACCAGTTGACCCCGGTTGTTGATTATCTTCTCCACCACGACGATCAAGCCTTCAAATCCAATTTCCGTATGGCTGATTTCGCCAACTTTGGTTGGAAATTGGCCCGCGCCAAATCACCCGACCGACGGGCTGAAGCTGGTGACGAATGGGCAGAGATAATAGCTAAATTGGGTCAAGCTCAAACCGAGGAACTCCTGATTGATCATCCGATTTTCATGTGTCTTGACCTGTGGATGGAAAATGAAGATAACCACGGGAAACCGATGCAGACTTCGCAACTTTTCCAAGAGTTGTCCAATATATCTGAAACCTATTCCATTGGCTTGCCCTACCAATCCGCACGATCCTTGGGACGGCAGATGGTTCAATTGCGAAGTAACTTGGAAGAATATTATCAGATCGGTATCTCCAAACCCCTCAACAAATTAACATATACCTTTCGACCAAAGGAAGCCCAAATTAGTACTGATTCACAACTGTAAAGTCTGAGTGTCCTAGTTGATAACATAACAAACATAACATGAAATCACGTCTAAAAAGGACAAACATAACATCAAAAACCCTGGCTATTATTGGGTTTGAGGCGGACGTGTTAGGTTTGTTATGTTTCTTTGTGGGTAAGTTTCTGTATAGAAACCGACTTTTATTTAAAAATTAAATTTTTTCAGCATGACGCTTGTTGGGAAATAATATAACAAATATAACATTTGCACAATGAAACAAGCTCTAACCCTTGCCATCATTGAATTTGGCCTTTTTGAAAATGTTATATTAAGGCGGTTTTATAACATAACATTTGTTATGTTAAGTTATATTAAGTTTCCATTTTGTAACACGTGTTAAGCTAATTGTATCAAGTTCTCAGTTTTAGCCAGCAAAACAGACGCAACAATTATATTTCTGACTAGTCAAAGGGGGGAGGAACTCGATATTGAACGGCAATTTGGAGAAAAATTCGACATTGAACGCCAATTTGGAGAAAAAAGTGACCTGTTATCAGGTCAAAGTGATGGGACTTGGGCGGGCTGTGATAGCTAAGATGCGATTGGCTGTCTTGGAGGATGGGACCGAGATCGCCAGCTCTAAATATAGCAATATGTATTATCCCTCATCCGATTGGTCACAAGCTGACCCATTGGTGCAGAAGGTTTGTCAGGTCGTATTCGAATATGCTGATGAGGAATCGGTAGTGTTTAACCGAGGGGATGATGTTCAATGAAAAAACCGTTTGATGGATCATTTGTTTGGATATGGAGCGGAATAGTGTTGGGGTGCTTATTATTTAGTGGGCTAATGGTATGGGGTCTTCTCAAGCTGGTCAGCTTATTTTGAAAGCTGAGGAGTCATTGTTGGATCAGTATTGGCGGTTGCGATACGAGAAATATCCCTGGTATCCGAATTTTGTGCGTGACATGATCAACTATTACCGACAACAAATAATGGAGGAGTATGGCGGAGAAATGGGTAACGGTCAAAGAGGCTTCAGAGATAGTTGGCCGCAGTCCTCATACGGTTTACAACTGGATCGTCAGGACTAGAAAAGGCGAAGCCAAACCGCCGTTGGTAATGCGTCGCTCCGATAAAGAGGGCGGCAAAGGGTGGTTGATTTTGGTTGGGTCTTTACTTGAGGTGGAGGAGGGGTCTCCTCGGGCAGCTCGGCCAAGAGCTCCCCAGCCCGATAATGAGGTGACGGATAATAAGCCATTGCCAAAAAATATTCCTTTTAACGGGGCCAGAAGTTGTTTCAGTGGTGGCGATACCATGAAACGTGTCCACGCTGACCGCCGAAAATGGGTTCGCCGCTGGGTAGTGGAAGGGAAGTCCTTGTTTAAGGTGTTAGCCGTTTTCAGCTCCGAATTACATGAGGAGGTCGAATGGCATTACCAGCAAGCTCTAGCGGAGAAAAGAGCAGAGAAAAGAGAGGAGGAGGAATGATACAGGAATACGAGAATAATTTATTTGTAATTTCACCACTTGACCCGACTAGCCAACGCTATAAAGTGGAAGTGTTTCGGGACATGGAAGAATTCCAATATTTGTCCATACTGCCGCGTCAACGGCCGGATTATCGGACCACAGTTGTTCTCGGTGACACTAAGGCCGAAGCCGTTCAACGGGCTAAAGATTACCTCAACGGCCAATTAGGGCTGGAGGGGTTCTGATATGCGATTAAGGTTGCCAGGGTTTGATGTTGAAGAAACCGTAAACCGTCTTTTGAAGGAACAGACCGGCCAAATTGTGGCCCAAGTGATGACCGAGGTGTCGGGCAGTAATTTCGCCCTGGAGATTAAAGACATGGTGGTGGATGAATTGGAACCGAAAGTTAAGGCTTTTGCCCAAGAAGCCCTCAACCAATATTTGGATCAGTTTAAAGAGGATCTGATCAAACAGGCGTCCACCCAACTGATTCGACTACTAACCGAACGATTATTGGAGGAGTGATGGGTTTAGTAAGGATTGAAGACATTGCCGTTGACCAGTCGATCAACTTGCGAGAGGTTGACATGGTAACGGTATCGCAATATTCCGAAGCGATGGAACGGGGTGATAAGTTCCCTGCTATCGGGGTGGTGGATGATGGTGAAGCGAAGTGGTTGTACGCTGGATTCCACCGCATCCAAGCGGCACAAGAGGCTGGGCTGGAACATTTTGAAGCCGAAGTCAGAGAAGGGACTCGACTTGATGCTGAGTATTTGGCTTGTACGGAAAATGCGATTCATGGTGTGCCAAGAACCAGAGAGGAAAAGTGGGCGGCAGTTGAAAGGGCTTTAAGGCTCAGGCCAGACAAATCAGGACGGAAGATTGCCAGGGATCTGAAAGTCGGTCATACTTTTGTGGAAAAAGTGAGGAAAAGTCTCACTGGAATCAATTCCAGTGAGAACCAAGAACGCACCTATACCACCAAACACGGCACAGTCACCACCATGAAAACGGGCAACATCGGAGGCAGAGCTAGGGCAAATGACCTAGCTGAACCTTTGCCAGTTGAAAATGCACAAGTCAACCAGATCGAAACCCTGCCAGAAGTAGTCGAGCCGAAGTCTGACATTGTGGTCGAGTTTGCGGGTAAGCAAATTAATACGCTGGGCGATTTGATGAAGGTCAGAACGGAAGACCAGAAGTTGCTGAATCAGTTTTTTGAACTTGATCTAGCGGTGATTAAGGTGCGGAAACTAGTCACGGAGTTATCGGCCCATCCGCCGACTAAGATCAGATCTATATTGTACGGTCGTGACGAGATTACTAGTACATTAAACTATCAGGCCACTTCACTAGGGGAGTCGGCTCAGTTTTATAGGGAGTTAAGCAATGGCGAAGAATCAACTGGTAGTAACTGATGATCCTATACAGTCGGCACTATGTCGTCTGGTAGAGAAAGCTGACGGCATCGATATTGAGGAATTAACTCAAGCCATGATGCCACTGATACTGCAAAACAGATCAACAGAAGACTTAGCTGTAGAACGGGCTAGGCAGTTAGTGGGGCAATTGGTTTCCAAAATGATGAGGGTGACACCTGACGGTGAGTTGATCCCGGCTTATATTAAGACTAGCAGCAACGAGTACAAGCCAGTTGATAAGGTTGACAGTGAGGATCTGTTGAAGAAGCAGAAGCAGTTAAACCAAAAGCGGCTCAACATGGGAGTGCAGATCGAAAACTTGACCAACTTGGGCCAGCAGTTGGATCTGCCAGGCATGACGGAGTTTGAGGCTGAGAGGGATTATGACTCTGAAGCCGAGCGTCATTTTTTGCAGAAAGCCAAGACTGAGGGTTTGGAACTGACGCATAACAAGGAGGTAGGTCGTTACCGCATCGATTTCTCGGTGGTGGAAGACGGTAAGCCGACCCATTGCAATATCAGTATCTTGGGCGAGAAATGGCATAAAAACAAATTGCCCCACGATTTCGCTCGGATGCGGGATTTAACTAGGGAAGGTGAGCTAATGATACCCTTCACCGCCCGGCAGGTGTTCTCTGATCCTAGTAAGTGTGTTTCTGAGGTGAAATCTATTTTCTTTAAATGGAGAAATGCTTTACTAAACTAAGAGTGAATTGTACAGGTTATTTCCTGTTGGGAGGAGAAATAATGAAAACTGCCCTCGACCATGTATTGGAATCCAAAAGGCCTGAATTCCCTTTAGTCTTGGGTCACATTCCGTCTGGTGTTGAGGACCCGCCAATGTTGAACCCCAAGGGGTTTCCTATTCAACAGGAAGACTTTGCCCGCCATTTGAAGAATGCGGTGGTTTTTCAGGTGGAGGAGGACAGTTGGACTCCAACCGATACCAAGGAGGCACAAAAGGAATTAACAGGCTGGCTTGATCATTGGGAGGAAAAGGTCAAAGACGGGCATGATGAGGCGGAAACCGGGAATTTTGAGTTAAAGGTGCTGGATGTGGACTTGGAAAAACCGTCCGTCGACCGAGAATCTCATGTGTTTATTCACCCGGTCGATTTAACCACCCATCACGCGGAAAAATCAACCGTCGCCGTACCACAAACAACCAACCTTCACCATATGAATTTCCCCAATTGCCGTTTGCCTTACGACAACATGGTTCTGATGATGAAAGCGTCGGGAGCTTTAACCGAGGACTTAATTCATGGCTTTGACATTGGGGCAGGGACCAAGGTTGATACCAGTGGAGAATCTTTGGCTGGAGGGAAAGACATTGCTGTTTGGTTACTTAAGCGGCCCCAAGTTAAGGAGGAAGGATGGTTGTCATATAGCCTCTATATTCTCGGAACGGGGCAAGGCCAATTACTGGACCGAATAACCGCCCCGGTCAACCTTTTCGGCACGGTGGGTAATGCTAGGTCTTTAACTCCAGCCTTAGAAGATACACCAATTTTCCTTTTACGACTTTGCAGTCAAATCGTGTGCGATTTTTACCTGGAGGCGGAGACGCACAACCTTTATTTTGAGGAGGTGTATTTGAAAATACCGGGCGATGAAGTCAACGGGGATACGGGGGTCATCGGTGTAGATCATGTGATTAAACAGGTTTTTATCGGCATTTTATGTCGGGCATTAAAGGTTTGTGCGGTGATTAATTGTAAAAACGTGGGGGTCGAAACGGTTCACCCGTCAAGCAGGTCGCAAAGGTCAAGGAGAAAGAAGAAGAAACCCCCTTTGGTTAGTTATAAGACGCTAGTGATTAAGAATGCGTCTACCAACAAATCGGGAGGTAATGGCCAGGGAACAGGCACTAACCGCTTGCATTTATGTCGAGGCCATTTCAAGACCTATACAGAAGACAGCCCGTTGATGGGTCGGCATGTTGGCACTTATTGGTGGCAACCGATGGCAAGAGGCAAGAGTAGGGAAGGGCAAGTGATCAAAGATTATTCAGTACAGAAAACTCAGGAGGAATTAGCATGATACCAGAAAAGGTGATGGCGATTATCGAAGAAACAGTGCAAACCGAAGGTGGGTTTGTGAACGACCCCCTGGACTCCGGGGGAGCAACCAATTTCGGTATTACTCAGAAGACATTCTCTGATTTTATTGGCCGATCAGCTACCACCGATGAAATAGAGAATATGGCGCTGGATGCAGCCGTCGAGATCTATTTCGAGAACTTCTGGAAGAAGAACAAGGTGGAGCGTTTGCCAGAACCGTTACAACACCACCAATTTGATGCCATCGTTCAACATGGGCCAAGAAACGCCGGTCGAATCGTACAACAGTCAGCCGTCAACCGTCGCCGATTAAAACCGGAGGAGGTGGATGGCATTGTAGGCAGTGGTACTTTGGCCGCTATTCAGCCTTTGACTCTAACCCATGTTTTGATTGAACGGGTGATGTTCTATGCCAACTTGATATTTGACGGTTCCAGCTACTTGAAACGGAACAATCAAGTCCGCTTCCTAGTGGGCTGGATGACTCGCGCTTTCGAGTTTATCAGGCGGGACGAACGGGCCAAAGTTTTAGCTGAGATCGAAGCTGAAGCCAAAGCCAAGGCCGAAGAAGAAGCGAGATATGGGGAATAGTTGAGGTATGGCTAAGACCCTGATGGACCTGTTTGATTTGGAATCACCGGACAGGCAAAAGTTGGTTTTACATCAACGCTATTTTGGACGCTTACCAAAAGGCAGATTGCCGAGTTTGAACGAGATCATCACCATGCACTATCGAACTTATACCAAGCTGAAAAAGGAGGCCTATCGGGTGATTGTGGCCGTCTCTCGGCGGTATCTTCGCCCGGTTGAGTTCTTCCCTATCCAGATCCATTTTCATTGGTACGCCATGAACCGCAAAATAGATCCTGACAATATTAGCGCGGCTGGCCGTAAACTGATATTGGACGGATTACAACAGGCGGGAATCTTGCCCAATGACGGTTGGAACCAATTCATCGAGAAGGAGGGGGAGGTAATGCCGTTCCAAGACTTCTTCTCGGTGGATCGAGACAACCCACGGATTGAGGTCGACATCTATCCAGCGGAGGACGATTACCATGTCAAATTTGATTCAAAACCGTGACTTTGAGCAAGAACGGGATAACCAACAACTTCTATTCTCAGCTTTCCAACAGTTGGACGTCTATCAATTGGCTCGCCTGTTAGTAGCGGCTAAACTACCCAAATATTCTCGCTGGTTAAAACAGGCCACCATCCTGACCCTGGCTGATACCATTTCTTCCGATTGCCCCAACTATTATCAAACCCTAGCCGAGAAAGCCAGCACCACCCTCGACACTTCCATCTCCATTGATACGGCCAAGAAAACACTCAGCCGTCATGCTAGTGCCATATATGACCATATTCGGCACTAACGGTTGATCCCGTTATAGCCCTCTCTTTACAATCTGAACCGTCGGCGGCCGATGCAATTTGCATGGGCGCGAATTGGATGTCCCGTTACCATCAGGTGGCGGGATGTTTATCTCCTTGATGAAATTGAAAGTGATTGGTGAAAGGCCTGAGACATCCGTCAAGATAATTCAGGTCTTTTGCTTTTTAAACAATGACAGACGAACACAAAATCTATGATCGGTTGGCGGAAGAAACTCACGCCGCTTTTACCGCTTTCGAGTATTACCGCAACCTCGATCCTGACAAACGCAGTATTGATCAGGCTTTTCGTGATTTCTATCGCGATCAAGGCAAGACGGTTAAAGGCAAGCAGGCATATGGTCATTGGACCCGTTGGTCAAGCCTCAATAGTTGGGTGGCTCGGGCGGCGGCTTATGATGCAGATAACCAACGTGAAGCTAGGAAACGAGCGCAGGAAGAACGGCAAGAGGAAATCAAGAAATGGTTGGACGAACAGTTCACCATCAGTAAGGCTTTCCAAAGCTATGTTCGGCGGGAGATCCGCTTGGAGCTAGAGACACCCGGCACTCGGGAAGTCCATGAAATACGGCAATTGGCCTTGGTATTTGATATTAGCGGTTCATGGGTGAAAGAAATCCTTGGGGTAGGAGATGACGATGTCTAATGGAACCAATTTACAAGTCCAATATATTGACCCGCAAGAACTGAAACCATTCACGGATAACCCTCGCCACCACAGTGAGCGCAACATCCAAGACATCCAAAGGTCAATCAAAAAGTTTGGCTTTACCAATCCGATCCTGGTCCGTAAAGAAGACAACATGATCATCGCGGGCCATGGCCGCTTGCGGTCGGCCCAAGAGTTGGGAGTGGAGGCGGTACCAGTTATCTACTTGGACTTCTCTGAGAATGACGCCAAACTCTACTCGATCACGGATAACCGGACCGGAGAAACCAGCGAATGGGATGTCTTGGCTTTAGATGATCTGATCAAAAAATTAGAGGAAGACGAAGAAATCCACCTGGATGATACAGGTTTTCGGGTAGAGGAATTGGATGAACTTCTGTCTGAGGTGTCGGCGGCCGATGAGGTTGCTCCCCCGGAGGATTTTCCATCTTTTGACGAGGAGATAGGGACGGAACATATGTGTCCAAAATGCGGTTATGAGTGGTCAGGCCAAAGTAGTTAAGCCCGAATATTCTATCCCGACAATGACGGAGGTCGAATCGGTCTCACCCAACGGGTATAAAGCCATCAGCACCTTTAGCGGTTGCGGCGGCTCCTCCCTGGGTTATCGAATGGCCGGGTATCAGGTTGTTTGGGCTAATGAATTCATAGATATTGCGGCACGGACATATCGTCTTAATAGCCCTCAGGCAATTGTCAATCAAGCAGACATTCGTCAGTTAAAGCCTAGCGACATTTTGCAGGAAATCGGTATGTCAGTTGGGGAGCTTGATTTGATGGACGGTTCACCCCCCTGTGCCAGCTTTTCTACTGCCGGGCAAGGATCGAAGCATTGGGGCGAGGTTAAGACGTATAGTGAGACCAAACAGCGAGTTGATGACCTCTTTTTTGAGTTTGCTCGATTGGTTAAAGGGTTACAGCCGAAGGTATTTATCGCTGAAAATACGAGCGGATTGATCAAGGGAAAGGCCAAAGGCTATTTCAAATTAATTTTGCAAGAGTTGAAGTCATGTGGCTATAAGGTTGAAGCTAAACTGCTGGATGCGCAGTGGCTTGGCGTCCCGCAATCTCGGCAACGAGTGATTTTTTGTGGGGTACGACAAGATTTGGACTTGTCCCCCGTCTTCCCGCAACCTTTGCCTTATCGGTATAGTGTCCGTGAAGCTCTCCCATGGGTAAGGAAAATTAATCTAAAGGCAAGCAATTATGTCCCGTCCAACCGCCCGTCACCGACAGTTCTGGCCTCAGACGCTACGGGAAACACGACCGGTCGGGCACAGTTTAGTAGCGGGGGCTATATAGAGGCTGAGACTGACATGAGCCCATATGCTGTGGGAAGGGAATGGGATAAGCTGAGAATGGGTCAAAGGTCCGACAAATATTTCAATCTATCGAAACCCCATCTCGATCGCCCATGCCCAACAATAACTGCTCGTGGAAGGGCCAACACGGCTGGTGTGGCTCACCCCACAGAACGGCGCAAGTTTAGCATAGCTGAATTGAGGTGCATTTGTAGCTTCCCCCCTGATTTCAAGCTGATTGGAACTTACCCTCAGCAGTGGGAAAGATTGGGGCGGGCCGTACCTCCATTAATGATGAAGGCTATCGCTGAGTCTATAACGAGCGGAATACTTCAAGAGGCGAAAAGTGGCTGAAATCTCAGTTGTTGATAATGTTAAGCCTAGCGGTCGCTGGGAGTTTGATCAGGCTGTATCTGACTCGTTTGAGGATATGCTGGAACGGTCAATCCCTCAATATCGACTAATGAGGGATTTGTGTCTTCGTTTAGCGGCCCATTATATTACTGCTAATGCCAATGTTGTGGACCTCGGCAGTAGCAGGGGATCGGCTATCGCCCAAATGGTGGAAGACAGCCGTTTTTCTTCCAATGCCTTTATCGGTTGTGAGGTAAGCCCGTCAATGGTAACGGCTGCCCAGGCCCGGTTTAGCGAGGCTGTAGACCAATATTGCCAGGTTGATATTCGACAGGTTGACCTGAGGTCCTATTACCCTCCAGAGAGGGCTGGCATTACTCTGTCAGTCTTGACCTTGCAGTTCATTCCGATTGAGTATCGGCAAAGACTTCTGCAAAAAATTTTTGATCATACGGATAGAGCTTTCATATTGGTAGAAAAGGTCTTGGGACAGACCTCCGAGATAGATCGTGTCTTGGTTGATTCTTATTATCAGATGAAATCTGATAACGGGTACGATGAGGAGGCAATAGAACGGAAGCGGTTAAGCCTGGAAGGGGTCTTGGTACCTGTAACAGCTAAATGGAATGAGGAGCTAATGGCGATGGCAGGGTTCAAGCAAATAGATTGCTTCTGGCGATGCCTTAACTTTGCTGGCTGGATAGCGGTGAAATGAGATCTCGCAGCAGTGCCGTCAATTTAAAGCAGATCCGTTTTCCGGGCTTAAAGGTGGCTCCGACCGTCCATAAACCCTATTTTATGGCTTTGCCCAAACAGCAGAAGTTCATGCAATCGGAAGCGGCCGAGAACCTATATTCTGGCGCGGTACGGGCTGGCAAGAGTCGGGCTTTAATGGAGAAATGTTACCAGGAAGCCATCGACAACCCTGGCATCCGTTTGGGTGTCTTTCGCAAGGTACGAGCCACCTTATACGAAACCACTATTCGCACCTTCGCTTGCGATGTCCTGGGCTGGCCCTCGATAGATGATCCTCAATCCGGCATCGTCAAACGGTGGCGTAAATCTGAATTGAAAGCCACGCTTTATAATGGCTCAGAGATCATTTTCTTGGGTATGGATAAGAACAGTAAGATCGGTTCTTTGGAGCTGGGGGGAGCTTTCGTTGATGAGGCTCACGAACTGGAGATTGATGATTGGAACATGATCCAGACCCGATTGAGTCAACCAGTAGTTGACAAACAACGGATGTGGGCCGCTTGCAACCCAGCCAGCCCCATGCACTGGTTGTATGAAAAGTTTTTTCGTAACTCTAACGAGAACGCTTTTTGTGTCACCACCAACAGCTTTGAGAATCCGTATCTGGGTGAAGAATATATTGCCCGATTGAAACGGATGACGGGCAACTTTTATCGCCGCATGGCTTTGGGCGAGTGGGTAGCCTTCTCAGGTTTGGTCTACGACTGCTTTGATCCTGATAAACATATTATTGACCAAGCCGAACCGGGTAACAGCTTCAACCTGCGCTCGATTGATTTCGGCGGTCTCAACCCTCATGTCTGCCAGTGGTGGCGAGTGTATCAAGATGGGCGCATGATTTTGTATCGGGAACTTTATCACAGCAATATTTCGGTTCGGGCTTTCGCTGATATGATTCACCAACACCAACCAGTCCAAGAGGAAATCAGGGTCACAATCAGCGACCATGATGTCAGTGACCGTTTGACCTTGGCCGAGAACGGCATCCAAACCCGGCCGGCCTTAAAGGAGGTGCGGCAAGGTATCGAACGGACGTACGAAAAGCTGGCCAATGGGGAATTATTGTTTTATCGAGATGCCTTGGTGGAACAAGATTGGCAACTGAAAGATGACACTGGCGCTGTCAATCGGGTTCGACCTCAATCAACCTTGGAAGAAATCAGTGGATACGAATGGGCGGTCACCGCAGGTATTCCTAAAGACCAACCGACCAAAAAAGACGATCACGGCATGGACGCTATGCGATACGCAGTAATGAGTCTGTACCAACCGCAGGCTAATTGGCGGCATATCAGGGGAATATAAATGGCTAGAATACCTCGGTCGATGCACTATGACCAATTGAAGGAACCGGTGGTTTTGCTCAGTTATTGGTCACCTCGATACGGCACAGTCCACAAAATGCAATGCGACACCGATCTGGAATGGCGCGACCTGATCCAAGGGGTGCCAGATTATGACAAAGAGTTATATGAAGTGGGTCGTCGCAAGCTGGTGGCTCCTGATTATTGTCTCTACATTTTGATTGAACGCAGAAAAATGGAAGAACTTCGGCAACGAAAATACGGTGAACGGGCCGAACACAAGATCTTTTCAGTGGGGTAAAAATGGAGTTTATTACTGACTTTCATTCAGACTACACCAATTTCCAAGCCGATTGGCAGTTTTACATCCAATCTTATGTTGGCGGTCGGTCTTATGTCACTGATAGCAACATATTTCAGCATCTGCGGGAAAGCGAACAGGATTTCAGCCTACGCTTGAAACGGGCCGTCTATACCAATTACTGCCGTTCAGTCATCGATCTCTACACCTCTTTCATTTTCGGCGTGGAAACCCATGTCATGCGGGATTTCGAGGAGGATCAATACTACCTCGATTTCAGTCGTGACGTGGATTTACGCGGCAATACCATTGACGATTTTATGCAACAAGTCGCCACCTACACGCAAGTTTATGGCTTTTGTGGCATTTTAATCGACTCCCCGCCCCGTGACGATTCGATCCTGACCTTACGTGACCAACAAGAAGCCGGCATTCGGCCCTATCTTTGCATTTATCAGCCGGTAGATATAGTCAATTGGTCACTGGACAAGTTTGGTCAATTGTTATGGGTGCGGTTACGGGAAAAGGTGACGGCCAATAATGACCCGTTCGCCGAGACAGAAGAAGAAATTGTATTCCGCACCTTCACCCGTGACGAATGGTTTTTACATGACGATCAAGGTGAACTAATCGTCAAGGATACGCACGGATTACAACGAGTGCCTTTTGTCTTGGCCTATTTCCAACGGCATCCTCAATATCCGATGATCGGGTTAAGCCAATTGGTCGATATTGCCCCCATTAACCGCCTTTTGACTAATATTAGCAGTTACATTGACGAATTCGTGGCTAAACAGGCCTTTCCATTCTTGGCCGCTAGTGATAACCCGATGGCGGCTAATGATCAGGAAGAAGAAACCATCATTTCAGCCAGCAACGTCTTCCAATATCCCGAAGGCGGTCAACCTCCCGCTTACGTTAGCCCACCCACCGACCCAGCTGAGTTCATGCAGAACTTTTCCAGTGAGTTCCTGATCCAACAAATCTTGCGTGCAGCTCATCTGGATCATCGGGCTTTAGCCGAACAATCAGGGGTAGCTAAACAATACGATTTTCATCAACTGAATCATGTTTTGAGTCGGTTCAGTCGCAACCTGGAGATGGCTGAATCTCAGATTATGGGCGTATACCACAGTTGGACCGGGCAGGATTTAGAGTTAGGGCATATCGACTATCCAGACACCTTCGAGATCGAGTCAATCAGTCAAGCTCTAGCCAATAGCAAATTGGTGCGTGAAGTCTTTGGTGACAAATCGCCCACCTTTACTAGCGAGCATCTGCATCGGATAGCTCGAAGGCTAGAACCCAAATTGGAACAAGATCTAGCCGAAACTATCGCTGAAGAACTGGAAGGGAGTGCCACGAACGATGCACAGGCCTTAGCTTTCATGGCCGAATCGGCCGAGTTTGGCGGTAACGGGCAACCAGAAACAGAATGAGCATATCGGCTTATCAGCAGTCTATTTTTAAATCGAGGGCTATACCCTTCAAAGCCAGCCAAGCGGCTGAAGAACGGCAGTTAATGGCCTTAGAAATGGCCTCCTCGCAGTTGACGGCCCTGATAGCTCAGATGACAAGTGACGGGCAGTTGATAGATGAGGAAGATTTGACAGAAGGTCAAAAAGTGGTACGGCGGTTGTTTATAGCCAAGCGTGAAGCCATCCAAGATTTGATGATCCAATTGGGGACCGGAATCAGCGGGGGAATTTCTGAATCGGTTGAGTCGGTAACCGAAGAAACAACGGCTTTGATGGAAGGGCTTACGGAAGAATTGCTCAGTGAAGAAGATCAAGAGATCGACCTGAGCAACTTTGCAGGTATTCCACAAACGGTAATGGCCGATTATGCTAACCGGGTGGATGTCGAAGGATTGAAAATCAGCCCCAATATATGGGCTAACAACCAAACAGCCTTGATTGAGAACCAAGTTATGGCAGCTATCGTCAGAGGTCAAAGTGCTATCAGTCTGGCTAGAAACCTGGAAAAGTTTGTCCTTGGCGGCTCGATAGGTATGGGCCACAGTATTCGTTACAAGACGATGCGTTTGGCTCGGACGGAGATAAACACTGCTTACCACGAAAGTCGGCGTCTAACGGCCATTACAAGCCCTGTGGTACAAGGTATGCAATGGAGGCTGAGTAACCGACACCCTAAATGGGATGTTTGCGACCTATTAGCCGATCAGGATTTGTATCAAATGGGGAAAGGCGTTTACCCGCCTGGCCAGTTACCGCCCAAACCCCATCCGAATTGTATTTGTTACACCATGGACAAGCTGAGATCACCGGACCAATGGCAAACGCCGAAACCGCAAATCACTATCAAAAAATCGCCTTTCACCTTTACAGTCAACAATGCCAAAGGTAGCGAAAGATTTATCAGTAACCAATATGCTCTTTTTACAGGATTGATTGAGCAGGTTGTAGCATGACAAGTGTTATCGAACATGGCCGACGGGCCTTAATAAACGGAGATCGACGGATCAAAAACGGAGGATCAAATGGCTGAAAATATAGAAACAACCACCGAAGAAACCACTTCAGCGGAAGTCTCAAGCCCGACCGACGGGTCGCAAAACACGGCGCCGGATACTAAGCCGGTATTTAATGATCAGCAACAACATTGGATTGATAACCAAATTATTCCTAAGATCTTGAGCCAAGCCAAACGGCAAACTGAATCTAAGTTGGGTAAAGACGAACGGAGTGAGTTGGAACAATTCAGATTGAGGCAACGAGAAACGGTCGAACAACAAGCCTTGGAAGATCAACGCAAGTTGGAAGAACAGGGCGAATATAAAAGGGTAATCGAAGAAAAGGACACCCAAATTCAAAAAGCTCTGGCTGATAAGGATCAAGCGGTCAACCAGTTGCAAAATGAACGGGAATCCAATTTTATCGAGTCTCAATTGAGTTCGGCTTTATCCAGAGTTGAAGGTGGTGTGATCCCTGAAATGGTGCATATTGCCAAACAGATGATGAAATCTGGTGTGCCGGTCCTACCCGATTCCGATAGTTATTATGCTATTCAAGCTAACAGCAACGATGGCAATGGTAGCTTTGAGATTCAGGTGGTTGACAGTGACGGCAATCGACCCTTCAATTCTAGTGGCGATTATATGAGCCTGGACGACGCAGTTGTTGGCTTTGTTAGCCGGCATCCAAGTTTCCAGCCAGCCAATTTTCGGGGTGGTGGCTCAGGCGCCAGCGGTGGCTCCAATCTGAATACGGTTCAATCCTTAGAAAAGGAGCTTGAAGATCTAACGGCCCAAGCCAGGAAATCGGGGCGGTCCGGTGATCGACAAGCTATGTTGAAAAAACAACGAGAACTAAAGACGGCTCAATCTCAAGCATAGAGGAGACCGTCAAGGAGTAGGAAATGGCTTTTTCAGGTCGAGCAACTTATGACAATGATACGCTAATTGCTGAAGATGTCAGTAATTTGGTGTCGACGATTTCACCTTTTGAAACCCCATTATTGAATTATATTGGCGATGCGGCTAGTCCGGCCAGTAATGTCTTGCACGAATGGGTCGAAGATTCACTTTCACCCGGTTCGCTAATCAATTCCAGTGCCATTGCCAGTGCCACGGCTGATACCCCTTTCAGGGTTAATGGAACTGGTAACGATCTACAGGTAGGCGATATTCTGCGGATGGTTGGCGGCAACTTGATTGCCAACGAAGAATTGATGCAAGTCACAGTAGTGACAGGTGCCAATTCCATTACCGTTAGCCGAGGATTCGGTAGTGTAGGCCCATCCTCCTTAGCTGTTGGCGGTTCTTTGGAACTGGTCAGTAATGCCAGTTTGGAAGGGGCTGACGTTTCGGGCGATATATCTAAGAATCGAAGCCGGGACTTCAATTTCGTCCAGCAATTCCAAAAGCCGATCGAGGTTAGTGACACCCAACGAGCGGTCAATAACTTAGGCGGGATTGATGACGAATATGCCTATCAATTAGAAGCTCGAACCAAAGAGATCTTGCGTGACCTGGAGAAAGCGGTCATCTTGGGCGCGGCTTCGGGTAACAGTTTTGGTTCAGCTTCAGCCTATCGGTCAATGAAAGGTATCTGGAGATTCATCACGACTAACCAGAACACCACCACTGCCGCCTTGGATGACAGCTTCTTGGGCGATACCTTGGTCAAATCGGCCTGGGATAACGGTGGGGATGATGTGGACGTAATTGTGGCAGATGCTCAATGGAAACGGGCTATCGACGGTTTAATTGATACCCGTATCCGTGTCACCAATGACGAAGACACTTTCCGTACTGAGGTGGTCTATTACGAATCAAGTTTTGGCCGTCAAGCCATCTTGCCCCCATCACGACATATGCCTTACAAATCGGCTATGGCTCTAGCTTCTGATCGGATTGAAGTGGTTCCTTTGCAGGGCCGTTCTTTCCAACACGAACAACTAGCCAAGACCGGTCATGCTACCAAAGGCGTGGTGGTCGGTGAATACACCGTAGCGGTGATGAACGAATCAGGTCATGCCAGAGGCATCGACACTGACGCTTAACCCTTAACACAATTCGCGCCCATGGGAGTTGTCTTATGCCTATGCTTGACTTAGCTGATATTGAGGTGCTGAAAGTTTTTATGACCCACAATATCGAGAAACCATTTAATCCGCAATACCTAACCCGATTCCGTCGGGTATTACCGGTTTTATTGAAAGATTACGAGAAACTTTGCCAACAAAATGACGCCTTGCTAAAAACGAATCACAAACTTGATGAGGCAATACTGGTCTTGGACCGTAAACTTAAGGAGCAAAAGCGGAGGGCGGATACAGAATGAAATACAATATCGCCTTCTATTGCCAATCAGTCCCCTTTTCGGCTGAGACTATTAAATTGGAGAAGTCTTTAGGCGGCAGTGAAACAGCTTTGGTTTATATGGCCAATGCTTTAGCCCGACGAGGACATCAGGTCACGGTCTTCACTCAATTTCAAAACGAAGATCATCAAGGACGATATAACGGGGTCAAATGGGCTGATAGCCAGTATTTCCCTGATATGTGTCACAGTATCGAATGGGATATATTCATCTCCCAACGCTACTATCCAGTGATGGCCAATAATGTCCGGGCCAAGTATCGTGGTTTGTGGGTTGAGGACGTGTTGGAAGCTAGTATCAAGGCTGAATATGCCGGCAGTTTATGGCAAACAGATCAGATCCTTTATGTAAGTGATTGGCAACGGAAAAATTACGAATCTATCTTACCTAGTGGTATCGAGAAGCTAGCGTTTGTGACTAAGAACGGCATTGATTTGGATACGGTCGATGACAGTTTGGTGGCTGAAAAAGATCCCAACCAGATGATCTATATTAGCCGGCCAGAACGAGGGTTGTTCCCATTATTGCAGATCTTTCCTCAGATGCGGGAGTTACGGCCTGACCTGGAATTGAAGGTTTGTCGCTACTATTCAATGTATGAAAATAACCCGGACGTGAAGCGGATTTGTGAGCAAGCTGATCGCATGGTAGCTCATACCGAAGGGGTTGAATATTTGGGTAATTTGAACAAAACCCAATTATATGAACATATCTCCAGATCAGCTTTGATGTTGTATCCGGGTGTGCCGACTTTCGATGAGACCTCTTGTATCGCTGCTTTGGAAGCCCAAGCCTGTCGAACCCCAATGATAGCCAGTAGTCGAGGAGGGTTGATAGAAACTTTGTGGCCGTTTGCTGGTGCTTTGATTGAGGGTGATGCTTATAGTGATGGATACCGCCGCGAATTTATAGCCCAAACCTTCGATTTGCTGGACGATCCAGGTCGATATAAAGAGGCTCAGGATAGCGGCCGTCAATGGGTGGAAGACAATTATCAGTACAGCACTATCGCTGAGGAATGGGAACAGAATTTCGACCAGTTTTTTGAGGACCGGTTCCAAGATCATCTACCGCAAATATTTGATAACCTTCTTCATCACGACGATTTCGTGACCGCTTACCATATTCGGGAGGAAGAAGGCGTCAGCCAGGAACAGCAAGACCGCTTGGATTCCTGTCTGGAACAAACGCATTCGGAAGAACAGTATGAAGCCGGCATGATGGAACCTTCCTTGGAAGGCAAGGTAGTTGAGGCTGGGTTTCATGGTCGACTGGAAACTGTCTTGCAATTGATCGACCCCAAGAACAGCCAGATGGAGCCAGCTAACATTCTGGATTATGGTTGTGGAGGTGGCATCTTTGCCAGTGCCTTGCAACGGATGTTCCCCTCGGCCCAAGTTTTGGGTATAGATTTCAGCCCAGGTGTGGTGGAGAAGGGGAACCAGTTTATATCTGATCAGCAATGGGGACAACGTGAACCGCATTTGTACCAAGCTGATTTGATGGAAGCATCCACCTTGCAGGAGATTAAGGTGGAGGGCGATGTCCTGTTCTCGCTTCAAGGCCAGAAATATGACCTGATCTTTTGTGGCGAATTATTGGAACACTATGTTGAACCGATGGAACTGGTTTTGGCTTTGGAAGACCTGTTATCCGATGATGGCTGGCTGGTCTGGACAGTACCTAACGGCCCATTCGTGGAGATGGCTACCAATGACAGAGAACTGAATCAACGGACGCATCGGATTCATTGGGAATACAACACGGTGGAAGAAGTCTTTAGCCAAAAAGACGGTTTTGAAGCCCGATATATCTGCACCAATAACTCTACCGGTTGCCGAGGTTTGAATAAGGGCCATTACGTTTTCCGGCACCAAAAAGGCGGTCAATACGGTGAGATAGATTTCGATAAGAAAGCCAAGTTGACTCGACCATACCAGAAGATCAGTGTTTGTATGATCGCCCAGAACAACGAACAGGATATAGGGCGTTGTTTGGGTTCAGTCAAAGATGTAGCTGACGAGATTATTTTGGCCCACAATCAATCGACCGATAAGACGGTGGAGATCGCTAAACAGTATGGGGCTAAGATCATAGAGTTACCAGAAAAATGGCCAGCCGCTCCGGATTGGGCGCCGAATCCGGGCAACTTTTCGTGGATGCGGAACGAGTCGGTTGATCCGGCCAACGGCGATTGGATTCTGTGGATTGACACTGACGAAGAATTACGCAACGGTGATCTGTTGGGCAAGTATCTACAGACCCGACTTTATGACGGATATGTCTTGCGTCAGGTTCATTTGATGGTTGACGCTGACCAGCGGCACGACACACCCGTCAGGTTGTACCGTAATGGGGCTGGGTTCAAGTTTTATGGCTGTATCCATGAACATGCCCATCGGAGTCTAAACGAACCGATAGAACCGTCATTTGAGTTGCCCTCAACCGACATCATTCATTATGGTTATGTGACGGAAGATGTGCGCCAGATTAAGTGTAAAGAACGGAATATTGGACTGTTAAAACTGGATCGAGCTGTGCATCCTGATCGGTTGTTGGGTTGGGTTTTGTTAGCGCGAGAATATATCAATATGGTGGGCTGGGAACGGCAAGAAACCCCGGACCAACCTTTGAGCCAGACTTCAGAACGGCGGTTGCGGGAAGTGTTACGCATTTTCCATGACGAGGAGCTTAATTTGGCTGATCCAGAGGGCCGTTATTACAAACTGATATTTCCTATTTATCAGGTGGCTTTGAAACTGTTACAAGTAGGGTTCGGAGCCAAAATAGATGTTCAGATAACGGATAACGGTCAAGATATGCGCTTCTTGGATCAGGACGATTTGGAGAAGCATTTACAGTTCCAAATCAAGGATTTAGAGAAACAGGTGTTTACTTTGACCAGAGATAAAACCTTTTTGACTCAAGTGGAGGGCTAATTTATGGCCGTCAGAGCAACGATGGCTGACCTGATCACCTATACCAGATATTTGGTGGCTGATGAAAGTTCGGCCACTTTCACTGACCAGAAAGTGCAAGACGTATTGGATCAGCATCGGACCCATTTTGACTATATCTTGCTGGATCGGGACAGCGATTACCGATATTTTTACAGCCGAGGATGGCGGGGAGATGACGTGTCACTGAATCGGATTCCGCGCAGTAATTATCCGATCCAAGTGCCGGATTTTAGCCTTTACACCAAGGTCGGCTTCTTTGAAACCGATTACACGTTACGAGATGGTAGAACCGAGGATAATACCAGTCATACGGCTGATGATGCCAACCTGTTCGATGGCACTTATACTTTCAGCACCACACCCGACACTGACCTCTATTTTTTCGGCAAAGGCTACAACGTTTGGAGGGCCGCTGGCGATCTCCTGAGCTGGACACCCGACTTTGGCCGTTTGCCCTTGGATAGCAACAGCCGAGGGAGCGTCAGCGAGAGTTATGCTTGGAAAGACAAAATGGAACAATATTATCGGCGGGGGATGGGCCTGAATAAACGGGTGCCCAAACTTTATCGAGCATGAAAGATTTTAATAGTATGCGCATCGTTTGTTACCTGTCCGGCCAAATCTCGGACCAGAAATGGCGAGAGATGTTGAGCCAAAACGCCGAACTTCAACGTCGCTGGTCGTTGTTGGAACGGGAAGAAGTTGGTGACATGATGCGGATGGGCGATCAGATGAGGGCGGTTTGTCAGGTGTCGGCCAAATGAAGGAATCGGCAAAAACTCGATCTAAGCCGCCCGTTCCTCAAAAAGAGTGTAAGACTATAGATCGGCCGATACGAAACCGATACAACGGCTGTTATGGCGGTTATTGGCCAGCCTGAAGGCAAGGTGACAAGCCCTAAATGAATATGTTCATTAATACCACTGATATTTCGACCGTCACCATTCAACAGGAAACGGCTACTCAGGATGCCAGCTTCAATTATGTGACGGGCAGTCCGACAGCTTTACAGGCCGATGCTCAGGTGGATTTGCAACCGACGGTGGCTTCTGTGTCGGACAACGCGACAGGTTCTGCCTACAGATCGACTCACACTATGTACAGCCAAAGGTACGCTAATGTTTTGTCGGCCTATCCGTCAGGTGGCGTGGTGGTGGTCTTGGGTTCAACTACCTTTGATGTGCTGGGAATTGAGGACTGGACTAGCCACATGGAAACCTCTTTACAGGAGCGAATATAATGCCTCTCAAATGCAATTATAAAATCAAAAAACGTCCAGGCCGGAAACCGAAACCGCGTCGTAAACAACGTAAACAAGGCAAATATCGTTCATTCTCCCGCCAAGGTTAATGGAGTTGTTTTGATGTCGGCGAGTCATATTGTCAGTTTGAGTGGTGGCATAGCCAGTGCGGTAGCGGCAGACAGGGTGATAGGCCGTTATGGTGATGATGTGGAGTTATGGTTTGCGGATACCTCTTGGGAGGACGATGATCTGTATCGGTTCCTAGATGATTTGGAGGCGAGGTGGGATCGGGAGATAACAAGGCATAAGGACGGGCGAACGCCACCAGAGGTATTTGAGGAGGAGGGGATAATTGGTTCAAATCGGTTCCTTTCCTGTACTCGCAAGTTGAAGATCCAGCCTTTTGTTAAGCATATCAAAGATCGTCTGCCGTGTGTGGTTTATTTGGGCTTGGACTGGACGGAGTCGCATCGTTTGGATGGGCCACGTCAGCGGTATATCAAGATGGGAGCCGAGGTGGACTTTCCGTTATTGTGGGAGCCTCGGTTGATGAAGCGTGATTATATGAAATTGGTCGATGGCTGGGGGATTGAGATTCCGTTGATGTATCGGCGTGGGTTTTCGCACAACAATTGTGGTGGCAGTTGTTTCCGTCAGGGTGCGTACGCTTGGAGAAAGTTACAGCAAACAGATCCTGATCGGTTTCAGTGGATGGTGGAGTGGGAGGAGGGGATGCAGAAGGTTGTGGGCAATCATACCATACTCAATCGTGGCCGAAGTTTAAGGTCGTTAGAGGGTGATGGTCAGCAGTTGGTATTTGATGGGATTGACGACGAAGGATGCTTTTGTAGTTGGTGATGGCAGGAAAACATGGGGCGATAGTTAGGTTCTTGTAATGTTGCAAGCCAAGCAGAATGTGGAGAAGTTCGTAGCCCGTCAGTTGGATCGGGTAATCGACAAGATCGAGACTAAAGGCGAGGCTTTCTTGGATTATTTGGGTCGGCAAAGTGTCAATAATAGTCGCGATGGTAATCGGCCCGGTGCTTGGATAGATCGAAGCGGTAATTTGAGGGCCAGTATCGAGCATAGGTTATTTGAGGGTTCGGCCGGACCGTATGCCAAGATATTTGCCGTTATGGATTATGCCGTTCACGTCCATTTCCGTGACGGTTATCGAGTCTTGGTCAAACCCACTAAAGCCGAAGCCAAAAAAGCTATGCGGGAATTCAAGTTGTAAGGAGGTGTAATGGGTGCTGTAACAACTGACGCTTATTTGATCGGGTTAGCAACTTTGGTCAACGTCTCTGGCGTGACTTCATTGCTCAACGGTGGGATCACTAAAGGGCCGAAACGACCGGACGGCATCAGCTACCCCTCCGTCAATGTGGTGGCTAGTTTGAACGATGTGGGCATGGATTCCACTATCCAGAATTATGACGGCTGGTTTAATGTGTTCGTGGCTTCGGAGGACAACGGTTCGGCTGATGTGGCAACCCTGTCTTCAATAGAAAGCCAGATCCTGACCGCGGCTAATGTGGAGAGGTGGACGCAAGGCACCACCGTTTGCAAATCGCAATTTTTTCTCGGCACTATAGGCCCATTATGGGATGCCTTGGAAGCCGATGTTCATTACTTAACAGTTAGATTTCGGTCTTATATTAGTCTGTGAAAGTTGTGTTTGTTAGGTTTGTTTATCAATTTTGCAAACTTTCTAATGAATAATATATTTTTATTATAGGAAATATTTTTCTAGCCAAAAACTTTTGAGAATAGAGAAATAACCTAACAAACATAACATGGGAGGTTAAATGTCACACCTAGAATTGGACATAGGCGCAATTCAATATCCCCAGGTCAATGGAGGTGTTATCAGGTCGTCTGATAAGGCCGTCGTTGATGTGTCGGGGCATTATTCCGTCAGTGGGGCTACAGATGCCGAGCGGCAAGAGGATTTAGAGGTTCAGATGTTTGTGCGGGGGAAGTCGGCTTTTGTCGATTACGACCGCCAAAAAGAGATTGACGATCACAATAAGGCAATCCAAGAATCGGTCAAGGATCTGGAAGGTGGCAAGGTTAATCAACCGACGGCACCAGGCGCACCGACTTTAACGGTTCAAGCCAGTGATGGCAAACTGAAAGTTTCGGGGGTAGCTGATTCGGCTACAACTCGATTAGTGGTTTCTATTACCGGTAGTGGAGATCCTAGTACCACCACCGATGAGGATGGCAACGAAGTTGATAATACTGTCCGGGTTGATTTCCAAGAAACAATCACCACCGGCTTGCCGGATTATGCAGTAGAAATAGCTGAACCAACCATAACCGTAGCTGTCAAGGTGACGGCTTATAACAAAATCGACGATCAAGCGGTGGCAGAATCTTCATGGTCTCCACCAGCTTCAGAATAAAGGAGAATAATTATGGCTACAACCATTGGTGATGTTCTAATTGGGGCGGGTGATTTGCAAGCATTTATGAAACCCGTTGGGGGAGGAGCCGCCGCCTTTACGTCTTTGGGAGGGTTTCGTGATGGCCTGTCCATCAATTTTAGTGAGGATAGGTTGAACATAGAATCACAAGATTCTTTGGGATTTATCAAGTCCGTCCGTACTAGAACGGAATTGACGGTGACCACCAGTTTGTTGGAATCAACCTTGTCTAACCTGAACTTGATGTTGCGAGGGAATGATGGTGTTGGCGTCCCAACAGCCACTAGCAGCATTTCACTAACAGCCGAACCAGCGGATGACAACACCACGGCGATCAAGTTCATCGGGCAAACCAGTGCCACCAATTTAGGCACCTGGACGTTTTCGTCAGCAGTACCAGTACTGGATGCGGAATTAACTTATAGCAAGGATTCTGAGTTATTGATTCCAGTCACTTTCATGTGTCTCGCCGTTTATTCTGGCGGTGAATGGGGCTTTGGTCACGCTTACGACGGTGTTTAATCTATGAGTGAAGATCGACTCGATTTCCTAACAGTCAAGGTGGAAGAACTTGAGAATCAGGTCAAGAACCTTAAAGAAGACGGTGTCGGCGATCAAGCCGAAGAACTGCGTAAGGTTATGGCTGATATTCCCGAGGTTTTCACCGTCCATCGCCGTGACGGAAACGGAGAGGTGGAGAAGATCGAACTCAGTTTGCATTATCCCTCATTTTATAAACTGGAGCTAATCTCGACCGAGGTACAAGCTCTATTAGAATCGGTGCAAGGTGACGAGGATTTGATGGCTGAAACGGCTATTCCTCGTTTCATCTTGCGCCTATTGGGTAAACAAGATCTGCGGGACCGGATTTACAAGGTTTTACAAATAGCTTTGGATCCGTTTCCCGATCCTGACCCGTCCAAGTTAGAGGTGGAGATGGAGGTGATTAAACTGCTTAATCCAGCCGAAGTCATCGACACCCTGGTAAAGGGTTCAACCCCTTTTTTCATACAAATCTTTCAGATCCTCAACCTAAGCAAACCAGCCTGATCCCGCCCTGGATGGGATATGCTAGCTTGGAACTGAATATGGCCAGAGGGTTGCATATACCACCCGGCACAATTTACCGCAAAATGCCGTATTTGAAACTGCTCCTCTATTTGCATATTTTGGATTTGGAAGAACAAGAACGAAAAATCGACGAAGTTAGAACTAAGCATCAAGAGATGTCCCGCAAAGCACCGGAAAACTTCCGTCGAGGGAAAATATAATGGCCGACACCACCAATCTTGGCAACATCGAATTTGATCTTAACCTAGATACTAAAGGTCTGCAACGAGGTGCCAAGAAAGCCGAATCAGTAATGAGCCGGTTGGACCGAACTTTCCAGCAACTAGGTAATATCAACCAAGCCGGTGAGATGATTACTCGCACCGGTAAAGCCTTGTTCAATTTCGGCAGACAGTTCATCGACTCAGCCGCCCAAATCGAACGGTTCCGGGTGGGCCTAACTTCGGTCACCGGTAGTGCGGCGGAAGCTGATCGGCAACTTAAACGGTTACGGGAAGTGGCTAAACTGCCGGGTCTTGGTTTCCCGGAAGCGGTGGAGGGTTCAACCAACCTGCAAGCAGCTGGCTTCTCGGCTGGCCAAGCTGAAGAATCGTTACGGGCCTTCGGTAACGCTTTAGCCTCGGTGGGTAAAGGGAAAGCCGAATTAGACGGAGTGATTCTGGCTCTCAGCCAGATGGCGGCTAAAGGGAAGCTATCAGCCGAGGAGATTAATCAGATCGCCGAACGGGTACCACAAATCCGTCAGGTAATGAAGGATGCCTTCGGCACCGCTATTCCCAAAGACATCGAAGCAATGGGCATAACGGTAGATGATTTTGTGTCTGGTGTTAATAAATCACTATTGACGATTCCACCAGTAGCCCAAACCGCCAGCAACGCTTTTGAGAATTTCGGTGATACCCTCAACCAATTGAAGACCACTATCGGCAATATGGCTTTGCCGGAAGTGACGAGGTTGACCACCGATTGGACTGACAAAATATCCCAATTGAACGAGATGCTGATGCCAGCCAATGAACGGCTGGAGGCGGTGGGTAATCGTATCGAAGCCATGACCACCAGCTTCAAGGCTCAGAACACCGAAACGGAAACCTTGATCACTCGGTATGGTGAGATCCAAACTGCTTTAGCTGATGCCAACCTTGATACCGAAGAAGCCGAACGGTTACACGATGAGTTGCTGAAAGTGGTCAAATCCTTGAAGGAACAACTGCCCGGCCTGATAGGGTTGTGGGGTGATGAGGGCGGTTCCATTGAGGGAGCTAATGCCGCCTTAGCTCGTCGGTTAGAACTACAAAAACGGTTGGTCAGGAACGAGTTTTCTAAGGAATTGAAGAAATCCACCCGCGCATTAAGGATGCAAGCCTTAGAGATCACACGATCTGAAGAAAAGATCGACGCTTACCAAAAAACGATCAAGGCTTTTAAGGCGGCCAAACCCGGTGAAGGAGGGGTAGCTTTATTAGGCGGCCTCACCTTTGCACAATTAGAAAAGAGCGTTGATGCTATGGCACTGTTTAAGGCGCAGATGGATGCCGGGCAAACTTCAGCGCAACGAAGCACCTTAGCCCTGAGAGAATTAAGAAAAGATGAGAATAAAGGGAAAACAGTAGGCGATTTCTTGAGTGGGATGATCGGTAGTGAAGAAGCTGACATCAAAGCGGCCAAAGATAGCTTGGCTGGCCTGAGTATGCAGTTGGAGAATTTGATCCGGGTCAGTGGTGATGCTGATGCGGCTAGTTTTGAGCAACTGATTTCCACTTTCGGGGATTTACAAAACGAAAGGCAAGCCGAAGCCTGGAATCTGCAACTTGGAATCCTAGCCAAGAATCTCAATTTGAGCAAAGATGTCTTGACCGATTTTATTCGGTTGGCTAAAGATGCCAGCCAGTTGCCAGCAGTCACACCACCACCTGCACCGACCAAAGGTGGCCTAAGTGAAGCCGAGCAAGCCTTGAAGGCAAAGAAGGCTATTGAGGATGCCACCAAAGCTAGGGAAGAAGCTAAAGCTCGTCAGATGCAAGGTGAAGCTGACCTCAGAGCGCAACAAGAAATGTTGCGGAAGTTGGATGTCAAATTAGCAAAAGAGGTGGAAGAAGAAAGGGTAGCTGAAGCTGAAAAGACGGCAGCTGAAATCAAGCGCATTAAAAAGGAACAGCACGAAACCGAAATTAAAATCATCCAAGCCAGTATCGAGCAACAGCATCAAATGTCGTTGGCGGCTAGGGAAATAAATGATGATCGCCGAGCGGAAAGATTGGCCAACCAAGAAGCTGAGGATAAAATGTTTTGGAACAGTTGGTTCCAATGGCTAATTGACCGTGAGGTGCAATACGAAAAGGATCGTCAAGCAGTTGTCAAGAGAATGGCTCGGCAAGAAACACTTGTTTCTCCCGTTAGCGGCGATACCATGTCGAGCTTGGTTGATGCCACCACGGCCGGCGCGGTTACTGGTGGGACTGGCTTTGTAGGTGGCTTAGTTGCCTCGGAGATGCAAAACGTCATAGAAAATAAGGCTCAATATGTGAGTGCCTTAGCTGATATTACCGATGCCACCGCAGAATGGGCCGAGGCCACCGGTCAGGATGGGTTAGCTAAAGCCTTGGACGCTGGCACTATTGGCCTGGAT